CAAATTACAAGAAAAGGAATATCAAATACCAGATTTTATATCTATAGAAAGTTATTCAAAAATTTATAAGGTCAAAGATTTATTTAGTGATGACTACTTTGCCGCAAAGATTATAAACATAATTACAGACGCACCATTAGAGGAACTATTGGAAGCAGATTATGAACAAGTATCATATATTGCTGCATACATTATGTCACATATACCTTTGGAGAAACCAAAGTTTATTGACCGATTTGAATTGGATGGTGTTAATTATGGGTTCTTCCCAAATTGGAAGGAACTAACCTTTGCTGAGTTTGTGGATTTAGATACTATCTCAACAAAGAAAGCCGATGAACTATTAGGGTTACTACACATTCTTGCAGCAGTAATGTATAGACCAATCATAGAAGAAAAATCAGAACACGATTATAAGATAGAAAAGTATAACGTGGAAACGATGAAGGAACGGGCGGAACTGTTCAAAAAGAAATTAGATGTGAAGTATATACTTGGAGCACAGTTTTTTTTTATCAACTACGCAAACAGATTTTTAAGTTATTCCCATCTATCTTCGATTCCGACTCTCTCAATATGGATGAAGATGAAACTAATGTGGGTGATGAGGAAATGGATATTCGCAGCAATTTTCAAAAAACGTATGGATGGTTCCTTATCCTCAACAGAATTGCTGGAAACGATTTTGCGAAACACAAACTTATCTACGAAGAAAAGTTGATGACAGTATTAAACCAATTGTCTTTTCTGTTGGATTATGATAGGGAACAAATAAAATTACAGAAAAAACAATCTAAAACTATTTAATTTATATTTATTATATATGGTAACATATAAACAAATTATCCAAGATTTAAGTGGTATTGCATATTATCACAACCAAATAAATTCTTTTGGTTATGGTGATTTGACACAAATCACTATGGATATAGAAACCAAACAAGAACCAGTATATACCAAGATGTATGTAGTACCTGGTCAGGTTCAACTTGCACAAAATAGATTGTTATATAACTTTTCAATTATAATATTGGACCAAGTTAATGAGGATTTATCCAATCAAGAGGATGTGATGAGTGATACTTTGGAGATTTGTAAGGATATTTTCACCATATTATACCAATCTTATACGGCAACTTGGGGTGGTTTCTCAATTGATTATACCCCATTATGGAGTCCAAACGTCACTCCTTTCCTTGAAAGGTTTGAAACAGTTTTGGGTGGGTGGACGATGAACATAACTATAGAACAACCTTTTGATTATAATACGTGTGTTTTACCGATTGAAGGGTTTTCTATTCCAAGAAGTGTTAATAGAGTTACCTATCAACAAATCATTCAAGATTTAAGAGATTTATCAATAGCACACGAACAAATAAATTCATTTGGATTTGGGGACCTTACCCAATTGACAATGGACACACAGACAAAACAAAGTCCTGTATATACAAAATTATATATAATTCCTAACGATACGGTATTAGACCGAATGCAATTAACATATAACTTCCAAGTTATTGTAGCAGACAGATTAAAAGATGACTACTCAAATCAAAGAGATGTGATGAATGACACACTTGAAATAATTAAAGATGTGTTCACTTTCTTGTATTTATCTGAGTATGAAAGTGAGTGGGATGCTACTGTAGAACCATTTTTGGAAAGATTTGAGGATGTATTGGCGGGATGGACTATGAACTTAACAATCACACAACCATTTGACTACAATAGATGTAACGTTCCTGAAAGACCATTTGTAAATAAGAAGTGGTATGAACTGGCAGAATTATGGAACACAATATCTACTGACTGGAAAAATGTATAACACAAAAATTATTATATTATTATGGGTCAACTCACCAATCAATATGTATCACAATCTTACCAAGGTCTATTAAACCTTGAAAACCCATTTACAGGGGTTACCAATTCATTACAATATGTAACGGATGGTCTTGGTGGAAACACTGCATTACAAATAAGTCAAACACAGGTTAACATTACAGGTTCTTTAACTGTTAATGGTCAACCTATTTCTGTTGATACGGGTTCACTTGTAACCACATCATCATTCAATGCATTTACTTCTTCTATGAACAGTTTTACAAGTTCAATAGATAGTAGAGTTGATGCGTTAGAGATTGAAACAGGAAGTTTACAAAATCAAATTAATGGACTTGCAACCACAAGTTCACTAAACTCATATACATTAACATCTTCATTTAACGCTTACACAAGTAGTAATGACACCAAGGTTAATGACCTAATATCTAAAACAGGTAGTTACGCAACCACAGGGTCAAATAACTTTGTGGGTCAACAAAGAATAAATGGTAACCTAATTGTAACTGGTTCTATTACATCTACACAAGAAGTAAACGCTGGTAATGGGGTTTATACATCATTTGTTCAAGGTCAATCAGCGTTAAATTTAAATGCTACAAATTTTGTTGATATTAAATCAAACACAAGTGGTGTAAGTAAGAAAGTAAGAATATACAATAACGATAGTGGTGACAAAAATATCCCTGTTGAAATTACAGGTAGTTTAAATGTGACAGGTGAAATTACAGCACTATCAGCATCAATTACTTATTTAGAAACAATATATCAAACATCATCTGTTATATTCTCATCTGGTAGTAACATACTTGGTGATGAAGCGGGTGATACACAAACATTATATGGTACGGTTAATTTACCGAATGGTCCTTTAAATGTAACAGGTAGTACATTATTAAATGGTAATGTTGATATTACCACAGGTAACTTAAATGTATATAGTCCATTAGCAAGATTTAGTGGTTCATCAGTTGTAGTTACAGGTAGTGTAGATGTAACAGATGGTATCACAGGTTCATTAGAAGGAACTGCATCATATGCAACCAACGCATTATCTGCATCATTTGCACCAATGCCAGATGTAAGTTACTTTGCCACAACAGGTTCAAATACATTTACAGGTCAACAAAATATTGAAACCAACTTAAATGTTACACAATCTTTAAATGTTGGTGGTAATAGTACATTTGATGGTCAAACAACATATAATGGTAATATACAATATAACGCAGATAGTTTTATTAAGTCGGGTTCACAAATCAATTTCAATATTGGGGATGGACTTGATGGTGCGTATTACAGATTAAGTAGAAAAGTAGGTGGTGAGTTTGGTATTGTTCAAGACCCTGGCAACTTTCACTTATTAGATATTAGTTCAAGTTTTGCTACTTTATTACCTAAAACATCATTTAAGAATGGTGTAGATATTACAGGTAGTTTAAATGTATCAGGTTCAACACATAGTGTAATTGGGAATGTTGGTATTAGTGGTTCATTAGTTGTAAGTGGTTCTGAAACATTAAGAAGTAATTTGTTGATGTACTCATTACCATCAACCATTAATGCATCTGTTCAGCCAGGTCAATTTATAACATCTTCTTTACCTGTATCACAATCAAACTTTATATTTGCAACAACTGCAGGTGCAACACAACAAGGTTCTTTAACAGCAGGACTAACAGGTTCTATTCTATTATCTGGTTCAAATAACATTTTATTCAACTCAAATAGAACTAATACAATTGCACAAGGAACACTTGGATATATCGGTGGTAATAATAATATGGTTAATGTAACACCATTAATTACAACATCATCTGTTTATAGACCAATAACCAGTAATAATATTTTTAATGGACAAGTAACTTTGAGATTTACATCAGGTTCTTTACCGAACCCCGCATTATTTACTAACTATATTGCTGGTACAGTTGATGTGAATATGGTTAGTGGTTCACTAAGTGCAAACTCAAATGTTATTGTAGGTTCAATGCTTTTTCAACACACTGGTTCACAAGGCGTAGCACAACAAACATTTAATAATAATATTGTTAATGGTGCACAACAATTTATATACAACTATACATCATCAGTAGTAAACGCACTCAATAATAACTTTGCGGGTGCTTCAAACGGTATTGATAATTATTTTCATAATGCAGGTGCAGGAAATAACACACCATCATTTAATAGAAACTTTATAATGGGTCAACAAAATTATGTTACCCTATCAGGTTCTACTGCTGGTGGTGCAAGGGCAATAGGTGATAGTTTCTTTGGTGGTTACCAAAATTCAATAAATTCAATAGTATCAGGAAGTAATAACAGTAGTATCGCAGCAACATTGTTGTATGGTCGTGGATTGGTTATTAATGCAAATGCACCCGTATTAACAGGTGGTTCTGCATTTGTTGGAAGATTTAATGATACGGGTTCTTTGTCACAAACAAATGATATTGTATTTGCCGTTGGTACAGGTACTGGTACATCAAACAGAAGAACAGGTTTATATGTAACAACAGGTTCATTGGTTGGTGTGAGTGGTTCATTAGATGTTAAAGGTAACACAATAATTACAGGTTCGGTTACCGCAACTGACTTTACAGGTTCACTACAAGGAACCGCATCATTTGCAACAAACGCATTATCTGCGTCATTTGCACAAAACTTTAACCTACCAAATTATGTAATTACAACAGGTTCACAACTTGCTAACCAACAAATAGAAGGACAATTAAAAGTATCTGGTTCATTTAGTGTAAGATTAAATGAAACTGATAATATCGGTAAAATTGTTATAACAAATGGTGGTAACTGGTTGTATAGAAATTCATCAAATTATAATACTGTTGTAGGTAATGCTGCAGGTGTTGATAATGGTTTCTTTGGAAGTTCTGAAAAGAATATGATTTTCAATGGTTTCTTTACACCATTTGCAACAGGTTCTAACAACGTTATTATTCAAGGTGCTGGTGATGACTTTATATCAGGTAGTGGAAACATCTTTATTGGTTCACACGGTGGACAAGCAGGTGGTTCAGCAAATATATTATTAGGTTCTACTTCATACTCATCAGGTTCAATATTCAGTGATAAATTTGAATTAGGAACACAAGCATCATCAAGAATATTCCATAAACAAGGAACAGACCCATTACAAATTGGTGACGATACACAAGTAACTGGTTCATTAACAGTATCAAGTTTATCAACATCAACAGGTTCATTTGTTGTAACAACAGATAGTACAGGTACATTAACTAAAGCAGCATTTAGTGACGTAGCAGCAGTATTATTCAGTCAAGGACAATTTGCACAAACAGGAACATTAACCGCGGCATCAGGTGTATCTGGTTCAATATCATATGATATATCAGGAAGTGTTAACGGTATAACATTGGTAAGTGGTTCAAGATTAACGATACCAACTGCTGGTGTGTATAACATTCAATTCTCAGCACAATGGGATTGTGCATCAGGTGCAGACACAGGATGGGCTTGGTTTAAAAAGAATGGTACAAACATCGCAAACTCAAACACAAAAGTAACGATGCCAAATAATACATCACAAGTTATGACGGTTAATATTCTTGAAACAGCATCTGTTGGTGATTATTATGAGGTTGCTTGGCAGAATAACGCTGGTCACGCAAGATTATTAGGTGAAGCTGCAACAGGAAACTTACCAGCAATACCATCAGTAATAACAACAATAACACAAGTTAGATAATGGACTACGAAGTAATTGCACCAATAATCAAAGATACAATTCAAAAGGTATTATCTGAAAGGGTATATCCTTTTGGTTTTGCCAAATACAGAGGATTGAGTGACAAAGTAGCCAGTGGTAGATTAAAGAATAGTGTGCAAGTAAATGTAATACCATCAGATGTTAGACCTGTAATTCAAATCCTTATGGAGAGTTATTGGATTAATGTTCAAAATGGTAGAAGACCTTATCCACAATATAATGTAAGGAGAGGTGGTGGAGGTGGTGGACAATCACAATTCTTAGATGAATTGATGAAGTGGATTAAGTATAGAGGATTGACAGGTAGAGATAAAAAAGGTAGATTTATTAGTAGAAAAAGTTTTGCTTTTGCAATACGAACAAATATAAACAAATTCGGAATAAGACCATCAAATTTCTTGGACAAAGCGGTAAACCTTTTGGAAACAGACGCAAGGATTGCCGAGGCATTAGGAAATGAGGCTTTTGAAGAATTGATTAACAGTTTAGAAGGAATATAAAATGAGTTTTGGATACCCACAATTATACGCAAATGGTTTGAACAACAACACTCAGTTGAGAAGGTCAACTGATATGGTTTACCAAAGAGGTGGAACCTATGAGGTTGTATTAACTGGTAATACTTACCAAACATCTATGGAACTTGATGTGGATTTATTTAGTGACGATGAGCAAGTTGGTAGAATGAGTTTGGTCCCATATAATGTAACACAATCAGGCGCAACATTCACCTATCGTTTTAATATTAGACCATATGAGTATTTATCAAACTATGTCAAATCACAACACTATAACAATTATTGGTTAGGTGATTGGCAACAAACAAACGAAGATATAAACATAAACAATCCATATCCTAATATTATAAAAACAAATTTAAAATATGGATATAGATACTTAACAGGTTCAACTGTTGTAACAGAATATACAGGTAGTCCATCAAATAATGTTGTACATTATACAGATATTCCTTATTGTGCAACTTCAACAGGATTTACAGCAAGTGGTTTTACAAACACAGGAGAGTATTTTAATTATGTTGGTGGTGCATTCCAAATGAATGAGAAATATTACCTACCAAATTTTGACCAAGAGTTAGGAACAGTTGTAGGTACGGGGTTGACAATTAACACAATAGACGTAAACAGAAGATTGAGTCCTATGTCACAATTTATGATTGATGGACCAATTCTTCCACAAGATAGTGAAACGGCAAGATTTTTAACTGAGTCACCACGCATTCAGGCTATACAAGAAAGTGAAAATTACGTATTATATTTCTTGAACGGTCAAACAGGTGACAGGCAAGTAATGGAAAGTGATTTTGTTGTTTTTAGAATGTATGATGAAGACAATGTATTAGTAGGATATATTGAAGAACAAATTAATTATAGTGGTACAACATACGCATCACCAACAGGTAATACTGACAATTTAAAAATATGGGCATTACCTTGTGGACCAATTGATATTGATAATATCTTTTCAACGGTTGCTTGGTCAGGAGTATCTTATTACACAGTTGAACTATGTTATGGATACCCAACAAATAGTACAAATAGAATATCAGAAGGTGCAGTAGGACCTTCATCAGAAACATTCTACTTCTATCTATATGATAATTGTGGACCTGAAGATACAAGATTAACATTCTTAAACAGTAGAGGTGGGTTTGACTATTTCACATTTACAAAATATAGACAAGATAAAAAGAAAATAACAAGACAAACGTATGATAATAGATATTATGCAACCAATTTGTCTTCTCCCGATAGGGATATGGGTAGAACAGTTAAAACATTCGATACTGATGTTGAAAGGGAATTTGTTTTAGAAAGTGATTTTCTTAGTGAGGGTATGGGTGATTGGTTAGAGGAATTGTTTTATTCACCACAAGTTTATGAGATGAAACCTGATTTTATTAGTCCATTAGATAGACAAGACAAATATTATAAAGACCTTAGACCAATACAAGTTCTTTCAACAGAAGTTGAAACGATAAATGTTAAACATAAAAAATTAAACAAATATAAAATAACTTGTAAATACGCAGATAGTTTCTTCGTAAACAAAGGTTTCTAATATATGTCACAATTACAACAAACAGTTTTAAGGGTTCAAACCAATAAACCAAGTTCAATAATTATTACAGGAACCACGTCAATGACGTTTAGTGGTTCTACCACAGGTACAACGGCAACTGGTAGTGGAACAAGTGCATCACCATACGTAGGTAATTTTCCAAACTCATCTGTATTTTTTGAATGTGAGGTTACAGGTAGTGGTACATTTTACTATGATATAACTTTAACAAATACTCAAATAGGTCAAAATTATCTACAGATGTTTATAAAACATCCTGGTGATGAATTTTTTAGAACAATATTTACATCGTTTGCGGCAAATAATGAGAATTATTTTTTGGTACGAGATGGTGATATTGTTGCGGTAAAACAAGGTGCAGGATATGCAGGTGGAACATTCAGTGTTTATTTTGTTGGTGATAATCAAACACTACAAACAATACCAAACGAATATGACTTTTTAGATTTATATTCTGATATTCCACTTACAATAAATAAATCATACGCCGAGATACAAGATATTGGTAAACGTAACTCTGACTATTCTGTTGGTGTAAGGTTACCTGGTTCTAAAAAGAACAATGCATTCTTTGAGAATTTTTTTAATGTGGACCAACAATCATTATATTTTGATGCAACAGCAAAGGTTCAATGTAATGTATTGATTAATGATGAATCCTATTTTACAGGATATATGAAACTCAATAGAGTTAATGTGTTATTAGGAAAGATTGAATATGAGGTAACTCTTTATTCAAACATAGGAGATTTATATGGTAAGATTGGAAATAACTTACTTAAAGACTTAGATTTTAGAAACCCTGACTATCATTTCAACCACGTTTTTACAAGAGATGATGTAATTGCAGGATGGAGATATGAAACTCTAAAATCAACACAGGAAGTACCATCAAATTATTTCTATCCTGTGGTACATAATGGTTACAATTATCAAGTTAGTGGTGAAACATCACAAGTATTATTCACAGGACTTACAGGTAATTCATTATATACAACAACAAAATTAGGAAGTTGGGCAAACAATGCTACCGCATATTCAAATGGTGTACAACGATATAGAATTAATTCACCTGAAGATGGTATCAGAGACAATCAATTAAAACCAGCACTTAATTTATATTCAATTATAAAACTCATATTCAAGACATATGGATATACAATCAAATCAGATTTTATGTCAAGTCCTTGGATGAAGTTATTATATATGTATGGATATTTTTCCAACGATACGGCAAAGTTTTCATACAAAACACCACAGGTTCAAACATATGGTTTGGATGGTGTGGAAGTTGTAATGGTAGAAAGTACTAATTACCAACTTGAAAATTATTGTTCAACAACATATCCAAAGATAGATGTAAGTTGGACATTCTATGTTGTAAAAAAGGGAACTGGTATCCCTGTATTTTGTAACCAAGAAATTACATTAAACTTTGATTTTACCACAACCTTTTGTTTTGGTACGATTCCAAACTACCCATTACCAATCACAATACCAGCAAATGCAACAGGAACGACTTATAACTATACGGAATTACAATATGTAGATTGTGGATTTGGGTGTCCATATACGGCAGAATCACAGGTAAACAACGGTTTCTTACCCTTATCATCAAATGTAGGATTATCTTCTGAACCTCTTGCTTACTTACCAATAACTTCAAATCAAACAGTTGAGATTGTTGAAAATCAGTATGTTGATTTTAGTTTAATCATAGACCAAAACATAAAACAGATTGATATTCTGTCAAGTATTGCAAAGAAGTTTGGATTGTTATTTATTCCTGACCCTGAAGTTCAGAATCAAATCATAATTGAACCATACAACTATTATGTTGGTACGGGTAATATATATGATTGGTCAGATAAATTATCTTGGGATAAAGGATTTAGTGTAGAACCCGTACAGAACTTTGTTGAGAGTGAATTAATTCTTACAGATGTAGAAGATGGTGACGCAGGCAACAAAGATTTTAAGGATAGTAATAGTAGGGTATATGGTGAGCATAAAGTATATAACCCAACAGAATTTAAATCACAAACAAAAGAAATTAAAACTAATTTCTCACCGATGATTGTTAGAAAGTGGAATCCTAATAATGGTCCTAATGCTGCATTCTCAAATGACGTAGGTATCCCATTAGGTGTTTCTTATGTTGAACAATCACAAGAAATTAGTAGTACAGATAAATCAAAAGTAGATTGGATATATAAAGGTGTTAAAACAAAACCAAAGTTATTCTATAACTTGGGTAACTTCTCACCATTCTTGGATGACCCTACTGAAATTTTTACTTTGACAGGTGTAACAACATCTTATTTTAGAGTTACAAAGAGTGATGCATCAAATCCTTCAGGTGGTTTAATATCTCCTGTTATTTCACACACAATGCCGATGGGTAACCCTGACAGTAATAAGATTAATAACGATAGTATTTGTATCTTATTCAACTCAGAAGAACCTACCACAATTGCTGGTGATAGTGTGTCATTATTTGATGCATATACAAACCAAGATTTATACAATTTATTTTATCAGAATAGAGTAGAGAATGCGTTTGATAAAAATACAAGAATGATTGTAGGTTATTTTGATTTGAAGTTAGGTGATGTAAAAAATCTAACAGCAAAAGATTTAATTAAAATCAATAACCAATATTTCACTTGGAATAAAATAGATAATTTTAACTTAACCAATGCAGAACTTACAAAAGTAGAATTGGTCCAAGCAAACTATAATCCACAAAGTTACCCAACAAGATATTTTAAATATTCTTATTGTACTGACCCATCAACAATCTATAAATTCAAAACAGAATTTACAGGAACAGATAGTATATATGAAAGTTTATATTATTATTCTATTCTATATGATTATTTTGTGGGTGCATTAGGTGGTAATGTAAGTGGATATACAAGTTCTATTTCTTATACAGGTTCAACATATTTCCCTTACTCAATATACGAAACAACTAAGAGTGATTATGATGCGGGTGGAATAATATATACATCTGACCCAAATAAATATTTCTTCTTATTGAGTATTGAGGAAGAACCTATAAGTACAATATATAATCAAGACAATCCTGTATGGTTAATTAACTCAGGACAAACCCAAGCAATACTAAATGTATTTACGGATTGTGCTGACTTTTATACCTCAGCAGACGCAATTGGAGTGAATTACGGACAAGCAATTACAGGTTCTACATATAATACTGGTGTGACCATAAACGTAACGGATACAGGATATATCAGATATGATACACCTTCAGGAACTGTTGATACATACTTTGGTTCTTTGGGTAGTACGGTTATTTCTGGTTGTGTAGATTGTGAAAGTATAAGGTATGCATATCCATTATTTGATTTAGGAAATTGGACCATAATAAGTTGTGGTTCGCCGTGTCCATAAAATATTTATAAAATATGAGAGGTTCTTTAGTAGTTACATTTGACGAGTTTTTCTCTGATTTAGGTGGTCCATATTATACTGTTGTTGTGAACGGAAATGAAACATATAGAGCATATTATGGTATGTCTAATTTATATTCCTCAAATATTAATATTGGGGATGTAGTTACAGTAAGTCTTTTTGATGACAATTATGATAAAACATTATCAATATCAAGAACTGACTATACAACAGACGATGAAAATGGTGATAGAGGAATTAAAACAACAAACATATCATCAACCTCAGGAATAACTGGTGTCTCTATAACATTTACTGCAACAACAAGAAATGACGCATATGGATTTGAATATAAAGTTGATAGTACTGTACAAAATTGTTTAAATATTCAAACAGGATTTAATCAGGGTTTGTCACCATTCGGTTCTTATGCGGTAAGAGAAGTGAAACTCATTAACAATAAGATATATTGTATGGGAAACTTCGCACAATACCAAGGTATTGTGACAGGTTGTTTTACTGTGTTAAATAATAATGGTTCTATTGACCCAACGTTTCCTCTTAATGTTATAACTTTAAACGCATTTGCTTCTACAATTGAACAACAAAGTGATGGGAAGGTATTACTTGGTGGTTCATTTACAACATATTCAGGTGTAACAAAAAATGGTATTGTTAGAATTAATAACAATTATTCCATAGATAATACATTTGTTACAGGTACAGGTTTTGGTGGTGCAATTCCACAGATATATGATTTAGAAATACAACCAGATGGTAAGATATTAGCTGGTGGTAATTTTACCTCTTATAATGGAACATCGATTAGAAATATATGTAGATTAAATTCCAACGGTAGTATAGATACAAGTTTTAGTGGTAATACAAATAGTGCAGGTAGTTCACAAATTATAACCGATATTAGTTTATATTCTGATGGTAAAATGTTAATTAGTGGGGATTTTTTAAATTACAATAATGTTGCATCAGCAGATAAAATTGTAAGACTAAATTCAGACGGTTCAATTGATGGTACTTTCACTTCACCATTTGCTGGTACAATTGGTACTGCATCAAATGTTTTAACTACAGAAATTTTATCAGATGGTAAAATAATGATAGGTGGAATATTTGATTTTCCCATAAGTGGAAGTACATCTTATGGTTTAGCCAGATTAAATTCAAATGGTTCATTAGATACAACATTTACCACAGATACATATTTTGTGGGTGAGGTTGTTACAGATTTTTATGTTCTACCTGATAATAAAATTTTAATGTTAGTTACAAGTACATCCCCTGATATAGATGGTTTATATAGATTAAATTCAGACGGTTCATTAGATACAACATTCAATCCCGTTCTATTTGACCAAACATTCTCTGCTACACAAGAAAGT